ATTAGCCCGTTGGTACTAGAGCCTGCTTGTGAATATTCATTTAAATAATTTGTACCCGAAAATACACCTCCTATTCGTATATTAGAAGATGCGTTTGCTGCTGAACCTATATCGGGTCCGCCGCCGCCACTTCGCGCTGAAAAACGAGGAGAACCAAATGAAGAAACAGCTTCCATTATATTGGTAGCAACAACACTGTTAGCAGACAGCGTTATACTACCACCACTAGGTGCTTGTAGCGTAATGTTATTTGAACTTGCCGAGAATAGAGTGTTTGTAGCGTACGTTCCTCCAAAGTCACGAATCTGCAATGTCTGTATTCTATGCGTACCCGTGAATGTTTGCTGTTGTGTGAACTCTTGTGCTGTATTTAACCCTGCCAACGTAGATGCTGTACCACTTGCAGGGGTTGGGAAAGTGTAATCAATGTCTTGGTTAGGCATTATGAGAGTACGACGTATGTCTGCGCTATTGGCGTTGTTTCTTCTTACCCAAGTTAATTGATTTGAAGAATTAGAAAATAATCTTATCGTTCCATTTACCGCACTTGGATTGCTCGATTGATTGTTAAGAGACAGGAATCCATTGCCACCTGTACCATCTATAGTTAAATCATTAGAGGTTAAGTTAGCAATACCGCTTATATTGCCACCCCCGAGCGTTATATTGCCACCGCCAACATTTATATTACCACCAACCATGTTGAGGTTGTTCCCACCTAAGGAAATATTACCGGTTAATGTGCCACCCGATAAATTTAACTTTTCATCTAATTGCCCTTGTGTCTTACCGAACGCAACATTTACCGTGTCATTGTCGGCAATAGCTGTGTTCGTTGGTGTGATGTTGCCAATATCGTCCACAGTTGGGTCGAAGGAAGATCCTCCACCACCTGTATTGTATGCATAGTTAGCCCATGCACCCGAGTGATATATGCGTTTAATTAATGTTCCAGCTGTTGCGTACGCTGTGCCTCCTACTGTTGCTGTACCGTTTCTAACGAATACAGTAAATCCTTTCCCTTGTGCCGGTGTTGGGTCTGTATAGGTCGCTGTTGCAGTGTTAGTATATATTGCATCATTAACGGCTGTAATGTTGCCTGTAACTTCAATAGATTTTTTTTGAACTTCAGACGCACCAACTTGATTCGTTCCTCCAAAATCTAAAAATGTATCTTTATTTTTTTCGTGTGCAAATTGTCCAGCACTTGTTAGGTTCCAAACGCTCGCGTTCGTTCCCGGCTCTACTCCCGTTTGGTCGACATCTGCAATAAATTGCCAAATATTATTATCAAATGAAACAAAATACGTTTCACCACCAACGTATGTAAAATCATTATCGTAAGCAGTAAACGAATCATTAGTTCCTGTGTCTTCTAGATTTGATTTTAATTGTTGCCAAGTTATTTTTTTGTTACGATTGTTGACGTTGGATTCTAATGGATCAACAACTTCAAAAAGCATCCCGTCATTGGGCGCTCCGGCACTATTTAATTCTGTTATCTTCTTACTCATTGCTCAAGTAGTCTATAAGTGTTATTTTCAAGTAGCCTATATAAGCCATCTTCTAGTAATCTATATTGATTTAAATCTGTATCGCTCAATTCAATCAGCTCAACCCGAACAAGATTTGATTTATCAGAATATTCAGCAGCGGTAAACATAAATCTTTTACCCGGCATTGTGTCCACTTCCAAAATATCGCATAAATTAATATAATTTTGTACATACAATGTTCCTTTAAGTTTAGCCATTGGACGGATATACTCGTTCAATTTTATATTGCTCATTAAAGTAAGCAACGATTGATTGGTAGCATCGCCACGTTTACGCCATTTAAATCTAGATGCACCTTTTACAAAATTACCGGAAACATAATCTACATATGTATACAATGCACCCTTTATAGTATTTGAGCTGACCGGGTACTCCGGAATACCTTCTGTTATGATTGCTTTTTCATCCTCCGGCGTTAATGTATATCTACCTTCATTTGCCGCCTTAAATTCTCTTTTATCGCCTATTGGTATTTCTTCATTAACGAATGATAGATTGCATTCAATAAAATCTATATAGTCTATATCTTGCGCAACGGTAGATTTGCCTTGGTATAACCTTAATTCAATATCTCCCGGCATTGCGTTTTGATAGGTTTGCATGTTTAACTCAACAACCGAGTTGCACGATACAGTAGTAATTATATACGCTAATGTTGCGGATCTGTTTAGCCTTAAAAATTCTTCATCTTTTACAGGAGCAGAAGATACTGTATGATACCAAGGTCCGGACTTTAACATTATTTTTATCTCGGCGTTATCGCTACCGGACTTTATAATGAACTTAACTTTTAAGTTAATAACCGAAAATGGAAGTATTGTTTTATCTACAATGCCGGTCAAAGGCATAATGTATTGATTCCATCCGGTGTTAGAGCCATCGCCGTCTATTCGTGCAGTGTTTTGGCTTTTTCCTTCATTTATATAATTTCCAATAGATAACAATCCAAAGTTATCAATAATAAACGCTGGTTTATTTTCTTTTAAGTACTTGAAATTTTGATTTAACAATATATCTAAGGTGTCTTTGTTATCGGCAACAATATTATACTCTTTGTAAGCCGGTGCAAACTCTAATACTTGAGATTGTGAAGTAAATTGAATAACACCATCCGGATTATTTAAGTCAATTGTTTTTATATAAGACAATGCCGTTATAGTGGTTGTATACTGCCCACCATTAGAATATTCGTCTAATCTAAATGTATCGTTTTTCTTAACGTGTATTGCTTCGATAAACCAAACACCCGAATTTTGATATATACGTATTCCAAACGCCTTTAATATCGCTTCTAATACTTCATAACAATTCATAGGTTCTTCGCCTTTTAAAAATGCTTCACGCTTCACAAATGCATATCGCAACGCATCATAATACGGTGGTGACGCTTCATTATAATTATTTACATTGTACTCAACACCCGGCATTGAATAAATAGGCAACTTTAATGCTATGTTATCCAAGCACTCTTTTATAATGCCAATTAAAGAGGAATCTCCAAATTGTAATTCTCCAGAAGGACTTCTATAGTCTATCTCTTTAAGTACGCCTAATCCGTCTGTAAAAGTAATTACAGATTCGTATGGAGGTGATAAAAAAGGCTCTGAATAAGAATCAGGAGATATGTAACCGGTAAACTTCATCGAGCGAACTCTAAATTTATTTAACTTTATATACCATACGGTAGGTCCAAATACAAATTTAAATTCTAAGACTATTTTTTTTATGTTGTAAGCCGCGTCATAGTTATTGATTATACAAGCCCTTAATGTCGTTATTGCTCCTGTCGTGCCAACTACTTTTGAATCGTAAGATTGATTTAAGTTGAATATTGTCAACGTGTCTTCATCGTATCCAAATATTTTTACCTCATAATCGAACAATGAAAAACGCTCGAACTCAATATCTACATAAATAAATTGTCCGGTATCGAAATCTTTAATATCAAATGCTAACCATTGCGCGTATACTGTACCGCTAACACCTTTGGTAACTCTAATAGAATCTCCATCCTGTACCCATTGAGCAACAGGGCTAAATGCTGCAGGCATTGTAGGCTTTTCTATAGACGCAAGGTTGCTTAAGTTTTCTAAATTGATTAGGTTCTTATAATAGCGTATTCTATACTGCCTCCAATCGTTAGCATAAAATTCTTGAAACTGAAAATTTGTTTGAGAAATTAAATAGAGCTCTAATTCAGAACCTTTGATAGGTTTAAATTTATTGTCCCCTTCTTGCATATACTTGCGCTTGACAGGCTCACCACCAAAGTAATCTATAATATTAACAGAACCGGTATAGTTGTAATTGAATATCTCAACATGATAAGTAGAACCCTCTAAATCATTGAACGAGCCGAAAAACTTCAGCCCGTAAGTATCCAAATCAACAATAAATTCTCTAGTATCTATATATCCTGTGATATTGCGAACATAACCGACATATGTTCCGGAATTCGTTACAGTAAATGCGTTAGAAGACTGCCAATTAATACCGTCAATAGAGTACTCAAATGGGGGATACGAACCTTCTGCATATATAGCAACAGACGCACTAATAATGTTATTGGCAACGTCTATAGACACTATATGAAGGTCAGTATTTAGAGGTAGGCATACAGGTGCGTCGTTCGTAGTATTTATAATTAAATTAAAAGGAACAACGGTGTTACCAAGTATGTCTAAATCCGGCATAGATACCTCTTTTAAATCTTGCCCATCGCAATATCTTGCCACTACATCTCCTTCCGGTCTGTAATGAAAGTTTTTTAAGAATCCGGCTCCTGGCCAAGTAGCTCCGAAAAAATCTTCGTTGTTTATTTCTTCAAATTGAGATATGAGAAAATTTTTATAATAGCCACCGAATCCAACACGCAACATTTCCCGGTCATTTATATACGTCCTATCTCTTACTATTTGAACGAACAATTTTTGATTGGTTACTGTGTCATAGTAATCAATATTATAATGTCTAAAAGTACCGTCAATATTGGGCTTTAAAACCCTAAGCATTACCCACGACATTATGAAGTCCTCCTTTTTACATAACCCATTTTATCTAATACTCCAACTAAATCCGTTCCGGAAATTCTAAATTGAACATTACCACCTCCGGCACCACCTCCGTATATACTTTCAAACATGGATTGAACTTTTGAAAACGGAGCAATCATTTCCGGGTCATTACTAGCCCCTCTGTTATCTCCTACCATTGCAAGTGTCGGACCATACGCCAAACCACCGTTAGCGAACTTAGGGATAGAACCACCACCACCGGAACTTCCACCCGGTCCACCGGCAGCACGGCTCAACTGACCTTTAACAGCACCACCCAAGGCAATCAATGCCACACCGGCAGCAATAGCACCGACACCACCAAAGCTTATCAATGATTTTTTAATCGCATCGACCGCAACACCTAATCCAATAGCTATTTTACCTACCTGTTGTGCAAGGCTACCCAATGTATTTAAAATCATCTTAGGAATGTCAGATATAGAAGCGGTTCCCGAAAGCATCCCACCAACTATTTCACCCAATCCCGATGCTACACCTTGCGCGCCTTGGCTTAGTGTACTGCTAAGGTTTTGCGCAAACGTATTCATTCTTTCTTGCAACGATGTCAAAGGAGGTTCTATTGCAGCCATGGTATTGTTCAATCCTTCAACTAGGCTAGTGCTATAATCGGATACAGCTGTATCGGCGACAGGTATAGAAGGCAATGCAACAGAAGGAGACTGATTCACTCCCGAAGTATTTGTATTTGTTGGGGCTTGCGGTGTTGCTGTTGCTGCAATTTTTTTAAAATCGGATAACGATGTTGTAGCCTTATCAACTTCTTTTTTAACAAACTTAAATTGTTCTACATAATTAGCAACCAAAGAACTTGCATTTCTTATACTGTTTGCCATTTGGTCGGCACCAAATAACTCAAACACTTTAGCCATTATAGGACCTAATATCCTAAGCAATCCTTGAAATATACTTATAAGCCCATTTACTATAGACTTCCCAATACTTAACAAAGCATCTCCCATTCCGTCAAAATCACCCGTAGAAGCGGCGCGTAGGAAGTCAAATATATCCGCTACAACGCTAAGCCCCTCGGCAAACATATCAACCAAGAACCCTAAAATATTTTTTACGATATTGAACAAATCGCTACCAATGCCATTCCATATGCTTACAATCTTATCGTAAATCAAACCAAATACAGTAGCAAAGAAATCATATGCCGCTCTAACAACTTCCATAACGCCGTCCAAGAAACGTGCGCCTCCACCGGTTGTAAAATACTCTTTTATTTTTTCCCAATTGGTTATTATAAGATAAGCAGCACCGGCAATAGTAGCAATAACAAGCCCAACAGGTCCGGTAAGTAAACTAAATCCACTTATCAGTGCCGGTATAACGGAAGAAGACAAGAACCCTAATGCAGCGAGTAGTGGACCAACCGCAGCAAGTACAGCACCGGCTATAAGAGCGAATCGTTGCGTTTCCGGAGAAAGTGTTTTAAACCATTTTACAAGGTTGGCAATATTTTCGGATATACTGTTAAATATACCCTCTACATTAAATGCCTTATTGATTATTTCTCCGAACTCTCCGGCACTTACTTTTAATGTATCGCCAAGGTTTTCCATTGCATTATTAAACCCACCGGTTACAGGTGGTAATTTGCTTAATGCATCCACTAAAAATTCTGATAATTGCCTACCACTTATACCCATCGCCGCCAAGTCTTCCGCTCTGTTCGTTCCAAAGGCATCAATCAATAATTTATTAACTTGTGGAAGTTGGTTTGCAATTTGATACAAGTCTTGTTGCATTGGTTTAGCAGCGTTTGACAACTGCCCAAATCCTCGTATCGCTAAATCGAAATTAGCCTTACCACCTCCAACCGTTGCAATAGCATTCCCCATTGCTAACATAGCCGTACGAGCTTCATCGGCACTTAGTCCAATAGACTGCAAATTAATAGAACCTCGAACCGCCTCATTCAATCCTAAGCCCGGTAATTTTGCCACTTCACGCAATCGGGAAAACTCTTCCTCTGCTTTTTCAGCACTACCGCTTACGGCTATCAATCCTTTTTTCAACTGGTCAATATCTCCATACGCTTTTAAAGATACCGCAGCAAGTCCGGCAAGTGGCAACGTCAACGCTTGTGTCATCGTTGTACCAGCCTGTTGCATTTCTCTGCCTACACGCTTCAATTGTCGCTCTACTTGCTGAATAGCAGCAGTGAACTGTTGAATGTCTGCCCCTATACGTATATTTAAGTCTGATAATGCCATTTTATATTTTTATAGATTTATAATATTCTCTTAATTCACTTGCAGACTTGTATTTCTGTTTCCAACTTGGAATACTTTTTTTATCCCAATTAAATTTAAATCCTTCTGTATTTACAGTAGGTTTCTGACTTGCTTTTATTTGTGCGGTATAGTTGATAATTGCTAATGTTTGCCAACGTGCACGCTCCCATTCATTTCGCAACTCGTATTCTTTTTCATTTAAATACTCTTTGTAGCACAACCAAAATAGGCTTAATGGCATATCCCAAAAATCTTTCGATCGGATTTTTAGTAACGTTACCGCCTTAGCTTCTAGCAATTCAAATGTTAATTCTGCGGTGTCGTCTACACCGCTATTTACTTTCCCTCTGAATCAACTGTATCAACGTCTTCTTTAGGACCAGAAATCATTTGAGCAAATACGCTCATTGCGTTTTGCATAAAATATTTATCGTCATCCATTATGTCAAATATTAATTCTTTATCTAACTCAAAGGAAGGTTTTGTTTTTGTTTTTCTATACCCTTCTTTAACTCCTTCTAAAATCAAATTCGCGCAACTTGTTAGGTTTAATTTAGATTCAATATTCCCTAAATCTTTGATGCCTATATTGTTTTTTTCTGTAAAGTGTGCAAGTACTGACATACCAAAATACGCCGGTATCTCTTTAATAGACGGCAATACGTCAGGAGCATTGATAGAAATAAATTTTACTTTCATTTTATTTTTGGTTAAGATTAAAATAAAAAAAGAGCCTACCTAAGTAGGTAAACTCTTTCCTTTTATCAATTAAGTATTACTTATGAAATTACTGCCTTAGTAACCGCACCTGTGATAGTGAACTCACCGGAGAATGTACGAGCGTCTTCCATTGGAGCTTCTTGCTCTAATGATGTAATGATAGCACTGCAAGTAAATTTACTATCTCCAGCGTTTTCGTTTGTCCACTCTAACGCTACCGCAGCCCGGCTAGTAACAAGGTCAAATAAATCATTGTATCCCGTTGCTCCTGCTCCTTCACTTTCAATTAACAATCCTTCAAAAGAAATAGAACCCTCACGAAGTCCACCAAGAACCTCTTTCCATCCGTTCGAATCTTTAGAAGTTACATCGATTGCGTTCATGCTAAGAGATAGCGAATGTGAAGTACATCTTGCGATCTCATTTGTTGCTACAAGTACACGTATAACCGTGCCGTTCATTGGACCTACTGTCTGTGCCATATATTTAGTGTTTTATTTTTATCGTTTAATTAACATAAGTAAATCTAATGATTTAGTATGTATCATTCCTTGAACATTGTACCCGTCTACTATTCCATCGTACTTGCATCCTCTAACGTCTACAGTATTATAAATACCGGGCGTTAATATCCCTACCGCTTGAATAATTGCATTGCAGACAGCGTTTACATCCACGTATTTTGTTGCATAAGCGGTTATCTCTACCCGTATAGTAGCCATTTCATCGGCACCGTCTTTTACATGGTAAGGGGTTGTGCTTATCATTCGGTATGTCAGGCATGGATAGGTAGAACCTTGCTCGATAACTTGAGGGAATATTCTATTGCCAACTAATCCGCTTATAGTAGCATCATTAGTCAGTATATGATAAATCGCTTTATGATAATTATATCCCATTAGTAACCCCGTTTTTTTATTGCTTGTAATGCCGATGTTTTTAACATAGAATAAACTTGTAACCTACTTGCATCCCAAGCTCTCTGCATGAATCTATTTGGTCTTATGCCATTAACTGTTCCTTCATGAACCATATGCGCATAGTACCCGTCATATTTTTCATTACTACCGGTTATCGCTCCAACTATTACCGCATTCCCAACTTTTCTTTTTGGCAACTTAACGATAGACTTCTTTAAATTGCCCGGCTTAAATGTTCGAACAATCTCGCCCCCTGAATAGTATGAATGAACACGACTACCAATAGGTGCAAAGGTTCTAGCATTAGACACTACTATCTTTGATGCCTTAGTTGCTGCCGTTTGCATTACTTGTCTTTTAACGCGTATAGGCAATGCCTTCAACTGTTTTTCGATTTGCTCGAATCCTTTAATCTCTACCGTCACTCGCATCTCTTTTCTCGGTTACAATCTTTAGGTAGAATTTTCTTTTATCAGATTCTTTTGATATTGAAACGATATAATAATATTTTGAATCGTAAAGTATTCGCATTTTTTCGGTTACACCTTCAATAAATCTTATGCGAAAAGCATCCTCACTTATTGCTGTCAACCGGTCGGATTCTTCTTTCTCCGCATTAGGCTTGAATGACCCTTTAGGGTATACCTCGCTCCAGCAACTTGTAAATGTTACCCATGACTTAATAACGTCGCCTGTATCCGGATGTCTTGTGTTCGTATATTCTTCAATGATTATACGTTCACTCATTCTGCCGATGCCAAGTTTTTTTAACACGTTGAAAATACTTTATAAGGTTTCAATAAATACTCCGATGCCGAAGGTAACGACTTAACGGTATCCTCTCTATTTTCATAGAGATAACCTATAATTAATTTCATTGCTGCCTTAATATCGGATGGCACATCATCAGCGGTAGTGCCAAATCCTACATTAAATTCGATAGTTACTGCATCGGTTCTTTCGTCCGGAACATTCCAAGAAGTTACGGGCTCAATCATTGCCCCGTACCTTGTTGGAATCACTCGATAATCGGAAGTCGGCACCGTTACAAGTGTACCATTTTCGTAGTACTTTACTACCGGTGTGCCTATAACCTTGCCACGCTCTAACTTAATTAAGTCGCTAAAGTCATCAAGGGTTAACTTGTAGGACGTTTGAATAAATGAAGTATCACAATAATTTTCAGCCGATAACCTAGCCGCCTTTATCAATGCGCTTATCAACGCATCGTCTTCGTCAAAATCTTGCTTTAAATGAAGTTTAACTTCCGCAAGTGTTAATGGCTCTACGCTCGGATTAGATACTATTGTGTAAATCATTACTTTTTATGTTTTGATTTATTTGGAGTTTCTTGTTTGGATTCTTGAACCTTTTCAGAAGGTTCAAGAATTAGGTTTTCGATAGACTTGAACGCCCATCCACTAGAGATATAGTCGTTAGCTTGATTGTCTTCAAGTTCAAATTTATCTCCTGTTTTTACTTTTATTTGTGTGCCGTCATTCTTAACAACAAGCATATCACGCTTTGAAATCAACTTCATTTTACAAAAAAAGGGGAGTTATACACTCCCCCATTTTATAGTGTAATTACTTATGCAGGTAATGCATCCTTAATAGCAGAGAACGCTTCCGGATAACGAACCGCAACATCCCACCAACTATTAACTGTTAATACAACTTGGGCTTCTTTTGCTTTTGTGTAAGGGTCTGCAACGATGTCAATACCAGCCCAAGAACCTAATACTAATTGAGAGAAATCTCCAAATAGTATAGCATGACAGTTAGATGAAGTACCTTCTGTCAATGTGTTTGGCACTTGTGTTGATACGTGCGCATTGTAACCATTCATAGTTGTGCCTTCCCAAATAAATCCGTTTTGACCGGACACTTTAGAAACACCTTTTAATGCGCCACGCATTCCCGGAGTGGTTAAGTATGCCATGTTTTCAACGTCTGCATTAGCCGCAGCAATAGCACTCTCTAATGCTACAATATTTGCCCATGTTGGAACTGCACCGTTAGCACCTGTAGTAGATACAGCACCGATACCGGAAGTGTTTAATATACCACGCGGTTGGTTAGAGGCACCCGAACCGTTTATTGCAGCTAAGTCAATAGCTAATGCAATAGCCGTTTCTAAATCCATTCTAGCGATTGATTCAATATCTAAAGAAGATTGAGCTAATAACTGTTTTGAAATTTCAGTTACCGCACTTAATCTCTTAGGTGTTAATGCCACTAATGCAGTAGCCATATCACTTTCGGACGCTGTTCCATTTTCAGCGTACCAAGTTGCAGCGGATGCAGCAGTTTGTTTGCGCAATGACAAGTTACCATTCAATCCGGTTAAAACTCTTGCCCCTAATTCTACAACCTTCATACGAGGACGCAATACAGGGATAAAATCGTCAAGATTCGTTTGTACTGTGTTACCGCCGGCAGTTGCAGTACCTACACTTAAATCTCTTTTGTGTGGCTGAATGAAACGAGCAGCGATACCAATACCACTTAACGAGTTACCCGATTTAGCGGCTTCTAATTCTGCTTCACGGTGCATTTCTTTTTCAGCACCACTTAATTCTTTACCGGAAATCTTATCATTGATTGCACGAATCAAAGAGAAGTTTTTTACTAAATTTTTCTCGTCTTTGTTTTGACCTGTAGACACAGGCGCACCGGCAGCACCGGAACGAATGCTTTCTGCTTTGATTGCTTCCGCTTTTTCTAAGATGTCGATTTCTCTTTTAACTGAATCTAATTCAGAAGATAATCTTTCAATCTCTTTTAATTGTTCATCCGTAACGTTTTCAGCATCGGCTAAGGCACCGATTGACTGCATCAGCGTGCCTCTTTTTTCGCGTAATTCCGCAAGTTTTTTCATTGTGTTTTTTTGTTTTGGTTAAAGGTTTGCCTTAGCTTTCAGCTCTAATGCCTTAGCCTTGTTCTTGAGTTCTAATTTATTATTTTCTTCTTCTTCTTTACTTGTACTTTGTTCCTTATTGTTTGCTTTCTCGACACGGTCTAACACTTCACCTACTGTAAGATTACGAATGTCAGAACTAGACATATCGAGTAAGTTTCTTAGATATATCATAGCCGATAAATTACTATTCCGAACCGACTTTTTTAGCGCTTCCGGATTGGATGGAATATTTACTATTGAAAGTTCAATCAGTTCTTGTCCTTCAAAGTAGTATGTTTCTTTGCTTCCACCTTGTCGTTCCTCACCTTCTCCGTATTTGCCTTTGCCTAATTCTAAGAATCCAACAGACACTGCCCTAAGTGAACCATTCAATATTTTTTCAAATATCTTGTCTGCTTTTGCGTTTAATTCTTTTGGCTCGAACGTAACATCAACAAATAATTTTTCTCCTTCTATAAATGCGCGCCCTTTGCCTATAACATCGTCCGGATCCGGAACGTTGCACATATCACCATATAGGTTATGTTGGTAGCCGATAATAGGGTTGGCATTAAAGTTATCTAACTTCCAATTTTTTTGATTGACTACTGTACGGTGTCTATCACGTGCAGTAGTAGAAGCCAAGAATCTTATTGTTCTTGTTTCTCTTACTTTCTCTATATTTTGGTCAGCAACCATTTCGCCGGTTGCTCTTGTTACTACATCAGTTTCCATTCGTTTCAGTATTTTGTGTTTTTGTTTTTGAATCTATAAAATCATCCGCTCTGTCAATAGGGATAAATCCAGCTTGTATGAATCTTCTATCCCCACCATCAAATGTACTCATGTCTTCTAATATGCGTATTTCATTTCCGGACAATATACCACGGCTCCACATTGCCTCATAGTACTGTCTACGCGTGTTAATGTCACCACGCAACAATCCTTTAAATTCTGCCTTAACATAGAAAGGTGAAGACTTAACAGCGTTAGAAGCTCTGAACACCTTTCGGTTTAATTCTTGTTCCATTGCCGTTACAATAGGCGTTAATGTCTGTATAACAAATGCCAGCTGTTGACCTTCTACGTTGTTATAAGTAGCCGTATCGTAATTTTGTGCGTATGTCGGGGGTATCCGGAATAACGAGTATATTTGTGCTACCGTTAATTTTTTTGTTTCAAGTAGTTGAACATCTGCCGGAGGAAGTGACAAGGCTACATACTTCATTCCACCACTTAACACAGGAGTTCCTTTTGAAACCATACTTTTCCATTGCTCCATATTATTTCTGCGTTGGTCGTCTGTTAAATTACCATCACTTGTAAGGAATCCCGGAGGTCGCTCTTCTAAAGATTTAGTTCCAAATGTTTTTTGTTTTTCGTAAGTCGAAAACGTATCAATACACGTACTTATAGCACTACGCCCAATCTTACCATCCCTACTATTAATTTTAAAATGAAGTATATCGGATTGGTCGTATACATTACCTCTGTATAAGTATTTTAATCTACCTTCAAGTTCTTTTATTGAAACCTCGTTAATATTTAACTTGGTAAATCTATTAGCGTCTTGTGTTATAAAATCCCTATCTATAACAGCTACAGCATTCCCGTGTGCATTCAAATCCCAAACCATTGAATGTATAAAATCATAGGAAGTACTAAAATCGTTGGACTCTATATGTATAGCGTAATAGACTGTATTATCTTTCCGGACCACCCTTCCACCATTAGAGGAATCTTGATAAACTTTCCAAGGTAACGCGGCAATAGTTTCAGAAAGTATTTTTAATGATAAAAAAGTTGCTTCTATTCTTTGTGCTTGTTCATTCGATACACTCGGCAACATACCACCACTAGTACCAAGTAGCCAATTGAAGTAATCTCCGGCACCGGTTAATAGTGACCTTGTTTGTTCTAATGTCTTTGATTTTATAACCGAGAATCCAAATAGCTTCATCGCTTTCATTGATTTGTATACGTACAATTAATAAAAATATAAGTACATTACTGTTGTACTTTGTTCCTTAAAATAAACTTGTTTGTTTTTCTTTTTTAAATAATTCTTTATGCCTCTTAACAAAAGGGTATTCGATGCAACATTTAATAAATGCACGATAACACGAGTACCTACGTTGACCGTGTAATATCTCATGTATATCCTCTGTTTTTTCGTATGCCTTTAACTGCCTACCTCGAACGGCTTTACTGTCTGCCGTTAAGGATAGTACTTCTTTGTATACAGCATAGAATGCTTCCGGTGTCATTACTGATGTTACCATACTTCTATTGTTCCTATTTTCTTTTCTTGAATATTATCATGCATATAGCAACCAAGTGCCATTATAATAGTTACTATACCATCTATTTTATCTTGCGACTTCTTTTTATCCGGTTTAACATTTCCTGCTGCGTCTGCATGGATATATACATTCGACAGCATCCATTGAGTAACGGGGTTATTGTCGTGTTTAAAATACCGCGTTATCATTAACCGTTCAAACTCCTTTGTAGGGCTTGACATAGAGCTGAATCCTTGACCGAACGGATACATATTGAATCCTTTATTAGTAAGATTGATAATTATCTCCGTTGAGTTCCAACGGTCATAAGCGAACATCTGTATATTCCGACCAATTAACAATTCGCATATCTTATACTCAATGAAATGATAGTCTGTAACATTTCCAGGAGTAGTATATATATAACCTTGCTTCACCCAATTGCGCCAATATATACCAAACTTCTGTCTTTCGTCTACTGTGTCTTCCGGAATCCAATAGTAATTTTTAAAACAGAATTTACCGTCTTCAAGCCACATGACAGTTAATGCATTAACATCACTCGTGGATCCTAAGTCCAACGAGCAATATAAAGGAGTATTTACGTCCGGTAACTCTTCAACGTGTCCGCTGTTACGCCAGTATTCATCCTTAATCCATACCTTAGCAGCATCAACCCACATGTTAAGATTCTTGGTCTTAAAATCTACCTCTTTAGTGCCGCCTTCGTTCATTGCCATTTTAAACCTATCACGCATGAAGTCGGGATTAACAGACACGCCAAGATTTGGATTAGATTTAATCCAATTACTAGGCTCTGTCCAATCATCATCTTCATCCATGGCGAATATCATGGCAAAAGTAGCATCGTCTTCTTTGGTGCCATTCAGTATATCAATGCAGTTCTTGCGGAATTCAAAGCACGGACCTTGTTTGTTAAATCCGGCCGTAGTAATAATCGATAACATGGGCTGACTTCTTGCACCCATACCCGATTCGATAACATCGACCGTTTTGTTATCCTTGTGTTCATGGTATTCGTCAATAATACCCATGGACGGGTCATAACCATCTTGTGTTTTACTATCCCTACCAATAGCGGTAATAAATCCGTTCAATTTTTCCGAGTAGGCTCTTTTAATCCGATCTCCTTTTTTAATGAAACTAAAATAATCTTTAAGGTAAGGAGTAGCCTGTATAATCTTACTGGCATCATCAACGGTAATCATAGCTTGGTCTTCCTTTGTTGCACCACAATATACCTGAGCTCCAAATTCACCGTCACAAGTAATGTGCATAGCACCCAATCCGGCTAACTCGGTAGTTTTACCATTCTTACGACCAACCTCTTTATAGGACCTTTTAAAACGTCTCTTATATTCGCCTTTATCATTCTTTTTCTGCCAACCAAACAAACTAGCTATGTAAAATTGTTGGTGGTCTTCTAGCATTATAGGCGTACCGGCTTTCTCTCCCTTATGATGCCTAAGCATTTGAATAAACTCTATAGCTGCATCCGCTTTTTTTACATTAAAAAACAACCCTCTTTTATCACCGTCAGTCAAATCCTTAATATGTCTATCAATAGCCATGCGGATAGTATTACCAACGATTATTTTATTAGCTAAAACATTCTTTATATACCTTTCGTACCCTTTCATTCCGATTGTACTCTTTTCATAAATTCTTCAAACGGATTCATTTGTTTTTCCTCTTTTTCTCCTGAAATCTTTTGTCTTTCACTCGGTGTAAATCCAAATCGAGCACCAATTTTTAAAAGTTTGTCGGTGGCTTCATTAAGGATTGTAACGTATGGATTTTTAATCATTCCACGTTGAGGATGGTCAATTGTTAATCCCTCGTAATTCAACTGCTCTTGAGCCTCATGCGCTACGCCTGCCCAATGGCAATATAATTTGACATATTCAAAGTCTACAACGTATAACATTTTTTGCTTCATTAATTGACCGCAAATAACATAATATACTTTCGTTTGATAATCCGTAAAGTGAATCGGAACATCGGGAATAGCCTCTATCAATTCAGCTTTAACCGGTGTATCCGCTCTCCTGTCCGGTCTATCCGTTCCGGCTATCAATTTCAATTCCTGTGGTTTCTTCGGAGGTCCCGGCATATATTTAATTTTGGTACTTTGTTTAGATAAATTGTACTTTTCCGTTGTAACTTGACGAAAGAAAAAGTTTCC